ATTCAGGAACTCCTCATCTCCAGGGATTCACCATCCTTTCCCGACGCTGTAATCTCAGCCATGTTCGGAATCTCCTTGGCCCTCGGCTCCATCTCGAGATCGCAAGAGGTACTCCTCGACAAAATAGATTGTATTGCTCAAAAGATGGAAACTTTGCAGAATCAGGTACACTTCCTGGTCGCACAGCGGGAAAATCTCGAGATGAACTCGCCACCGAGTTTAGATCTGCCGTCAGATCAGGAAATACAGGATTGGTTCAATTCTCTGAATCCAATCCCGGCTCTTGGTACTTCAATGGACATAACTTGCTCAGAAACTCTTTAGCTATTGCTCAACCTATATCCAGACCTGATATATCTGTTGAATGGGTTCATGGCGATCCTGGTGTTGGCAAATCAAGATACGCGCATGAGAAACTTCCTGAAGCTTTCATTAAAGACCCTCGTACAAAATGGTGGTCTGGATACCTTTTGGAAAAATCTGTAATAATAGACGATTTCGGACCTAACGGAATCGATATCAATCACTTGCTCCGGTGGTTTGATCGTTATAAATGTATTGTAGAATCAAAAGGCGGCATGATACCACTTCATGCTGATACCTTTATAGTTACTAGTAACTTTGAACCAAGTGATTGTTTCAAAGACAAAGATGGCGTAGTCCATCCTCAAATGGACGCCTTGTATCGTCGTATTGTAATCACTCATATGCAATAAATATAAATTTGTATTATCAAATTTGGTTTGTCTTTGCTTATTGGTGCGCACCAAAACCGTTGGCGGTTAGTGGGTTTTGGCGAAGCATCCTTTCAAAGAAAAATGTAACACTAAAACGAATAATATTTAATACTAACCCGAGGGCTTTATCCCTCGGAATGTTTTCTATAAATACCCCCCTATACTTTGGTAATTCATTATGGCTCGCACTATACAAACTCGTAAGCGCTCTGGCGGAATACTTCTCCGTCCTATCAAGAAACGTCGAACCATTCGTCGTCGGCGTCGAAATGTTTCGGGTCGTACTACAACCTCTCGTGCTTCGGGAGCCACTTCAATCGGAACATTTAAAGGCCGTAAAACAACTCTCCGTCAGTATAGAAATATACTTTGGAGGGATTCAATGATGAAAACTCATTGGAGGTCAGTATTTGATGCGGCTACGAATATAACTACTCCCAATAACTTGACGAGTGGAACTCTTGCTGTCATAAATGCCTTGCCTATATTTTACACTACTGGTGGTGGTGCTGTATCTGCCGATAGCGGTGTTGCAGTACCTACATTTAATGGTGATATTATTCTTCGTGGTGGTATTGCTCGTATTGCTATTGCTAATAGGGTAGCAGAAGGCGTTCAGCCTACTGATAATGTACGTGTAACTGTATACGCATGCTGGACAACTGCAACTCCTTCAATTATATTTCCAGCTGCAGTTCCTACTATGTGGGATCCATCTCTTTTACCTGATTTTGAGAAATTTGGTAAAGTACTTTGGAAGCGTGAAGCATTACTTAAAGCGGATGGCGAAGCAGTACAGATATATTTCAAGTTTAAGGTTCAGAAGATAGATCAAGCTGTATTTACTCAAGGAAGTATTAGAGGCCAGACTCTTGTATGGGTATTGCATGTTAGTCAAACATCCAATTCCGAGACGACAGCTATTGCTGAAATTGTAGATGTAGTCACATCACATAATCTTTCTTTTACTGGTGACGCTACGTAAGCGCTTACCTCAATTGTAATAGCGACCGCAACGGGAATAGTATTACCCCGTTGCATCGCGTTTGGATCCCTTCCCTTGTACGCTACTCACACATTATAAATAAAGCATAACTCTTTCATTCATTCATGCCTCGACCTACATCTGGTTCTAGTGCTAAGCGGTGGACTTTCACCCTTAACAATTATACCGAAGATGAATACACACAAATCATCTCCTCTCTCGAAGCCTCCTCCGAGTACTCCATCGTCGGAAAAGAAATCGGCGATTCAGGAACTCCTCATCTCCAGGGATTCACCATCCTTTCCCGACGCTGTAATCTCAGCCATGTTCGGAATCTCCTTGGCCCTCGGCTCCATCTCGAGATCGCAAGAGGTACTCCTCGACA